CTCGAAGAACTTGAGCTTGTGGGTCGTGGCAGCCGAGTCGGCGCGGATCTCGCGCAGGGCCGCCGTCGGCAGGGGCATCCCGCGATACTTCACCAGCGGGTCACGGATGGGCGCGAAGTGGGCGACCTCCCCGCGTTCGAACGACCACGTTTCGCCCGGGCCGTAGCGACCGTTCGTCGAGAAGGAGAAGCCGGCCACCTCCGCGTCGGGATCCGCCGCTGGGTAGGTCGTGTCGCGGTTGGGTGAGCCGACGAGGATCGTCGTGAAGTCGGGACGGAGGCGCTTGATCCGGCCCGGGCGCCGCACGCCGAACCAGTCGCCGGCGAGATCGGCGTCGAGCCGGGCGAGCGTCAGCAGATCAGCGGTCGTCTCGCCAGGTTCGGGGTTCTCGATGATCCGCAGGTCTGGCGTTCCGAACAGGTCGCCCGGCTGGCCGCCGCGCATCTGCTGGAACTGGAAGCGGGCCTGGGAGAACAGCATGAACCGCTTTTGGAGGCACGCGAAGACGACACTGTTGCCCTGGTAGACGCCATGGACCAGCCCGGCGAAGTCGCCCTCGATCTTCTCTTCGTTCGAGGTCCAGGTCTGGTTGAGCAGCGGGAAGCCGCTGGCCGACAGCCAACCCACAAAGTCGTCCCACGACCCGCCGCCCCACGGGCTGATATCGGCCCTCATCCGGGTGAGCGCCGCGATGTCGCCCATCAGGCACTCCTCCGGAAGCTGAAGCCGAAGAACACAAGCGCGAATAGGACAGCCGGGACGATGAAGGCGAGCGGGAGAGCAACCATCCCGAAGCCGACGGCGGACAGGCCGACGGCTCGATAGAGGACCCGCTCGGCCGGCTGGAGTCCCGACCACCAGGCGGCCGGCCTGCGAGCGGTCGCGAAGCCCGACCGAGCAATCGCGGCAGCGCGCGTCATCGCGCCCTCCCGAGCAGCATTGCCGGTTCTGCCTCTTCGATCTCGGCGTGGACGATCAGCCTGGCGATCGCCATGTTGAGCGCGACCATGCCGTCGATCCGCTCCGAGCTCTTCGCCTTTGAGGGTTTCTGGTTGCCGGCCGCGTCGGTCTCGACCTCGACGTTGTCGGCCATCCAACGCAGGATCGGGTGCCCGCCGTGGCGCAGCTTCGTCTCGAGCAGGATCCGCTCGAGTTCGCGCCAGCCAGCCCCGAGCCCGGCGTGGGTCTGGGCAATCGCCACGCACGTCGCGCCGTCCTGCTGCAACTGGGTCACCAGCTGGGTGGCGTTCCAGCGGTCGAAGCCGATCTCGCTGATCTCGTATCCCTCGGCGAGCGCCTTTTGCTCCTCGCGGACATAGTCGTAGTCGGTCACGTTGCCCGGCGTGGCGATCAGCCAGCCGTCGCGGACCCAGTCGGCATAAGGCACGCCGTCGTGTCGGCTGCGTTCCTGGACGCCGTCCTCAGGGCAATAGAACCGACACAGCACGTTGACGAAGTCCTCCTCGTCGCGGAACACCGCAATCAGGGCCGTGAGGTCGCGCACCGACGCGAGGTCGAGACCCTCGAACCCGGCGGCGCCGTGCGGGACGACGCGTGTGGCCCACTCTTCGTAGGTCTCGGCAGCATTGCCGGCGTCGTCCCGCAGCAGGCCGTCATTGGCGTCCCACACCTTCATGTCGATGGCGCGGGACGATTGCTGGGCCGGCAGGTTCATGTGGTAGCGCAGGTAGGCGGCCATGGCAGCCGGCGAGCGCTGGGCCTTGGCGGCGCGCTCGCGCAGGAAGTCCAGCTGGACGCTCACGCCGAGGTTCGGGTTGGCCTTCGGCCACACTGCTTCGTCGAACGGATCGTCGCCCTCGTCCAACGTGAAGATCACGGCGAACATCGAGTCGTCGGTGGCGCGACCCTCGAGGACGGCGATCGCGTCGCTGCGTTCGTCCCACCAGACCGAGGTGCGCTTGACGCCGGCCGTGGTCAGCTTCCAGATCATGGGCTGGCGCCGGACCGACGCGGCCTTCTCGATGTTGTCGAGCAGGTCACGGGTTGAGTGGACGTGCAGCTCGTCGATGATGGCGCCGTTTGGGTTGATACCCTGGTCGCTGTCGGAATCGCGACCCAGCGGCTGGAAGAAGCTCGAGGTGCCCGGCTGCGCTAGGCTGCCCGCCCGGATCTCGATGAGCCGACGCATGCTTGGGCTCTTGCGGACCATGGCCACCGCGGCGCCCCACGGGATCTTGGCCTGGTCGCGCTTCGTCGCGGCCGCATAGACCTCGGCCCCCGGCTCGCCATCGAAGAACGCGAGGCGCAGGCCGGCGCCGCCGGCAATGGTTGACTTGCCGTTCTTCGATCCGACCTCGGTATAGACGATGCGGAACCGGCGGCTGCCGTCCGCCCGCTTCCAGCCGAAGGCCGATCCGACCACGAACTGCTGCCACCCCTCGAGGACGATCAGGTCGTCCCGGCCCTTGTAGTGGTGCAGCAGGCCATAGAACTCGATCGACCGCTTGGCCTCGGCGACGTCGAACGTTAGGCCGCGCTCGTGCCCCGTGGCCAGGTCCCTCAGGTGCCGCTCGCAGGCCAGGCGGACATACCGGCAGGCGACGATCCGCCCGCCCAGGACGTCGAGCGCGTACTGCGTGACCGGGTCGGCGGGCGGCGGCGGCTGCATCCGGTGGCGGGCGCGCGGGGCGAGGGTCGAGACGGTCATCCGCCCGTGCCGTCCATCCAGGCGGCGAGCGGATCCTTCTGCCCGGAGCCGACTCGCGAGACCTTGGAGCGCGCGGCCGGCGTCAGGCCGAACTCGCTCAGCATCGTCTTGGCGAACCGCGACGCCTCGGCGCCCATCGCGACTACCGGATGTGCGCGGATCATGGTGCCGCCGGTCTCGCTGGTGGTCTCGTAGGTTGAGCCCTCCTTCGTCGCGATCTCCTTGGCCGTGACGTACGAGGCGAGCGCGTCGCACAGCAGCGACAGGGCGACGCGATCGGCGCGCGTCAGGACGCCCATTCCGCGGAGCAGCGGGACTAGGTCGTGCCAGGCCTTGCGAGCCAGCGGCGACAGCTCCAGCCAGGCGGGCGGACGGACGTTCGACGGTGCGACGGTCAGCGTGGGCTCGGCAGGGTTGGCCCGGTCCTTGCGCTCCGTCCCACGGACGACCTTGAGGTGCGACGGCGTGCGCGGGTTAGGCACGGACGGGCCCACGGTAGGGGGGAGGGGTCGCGACGGGCTGCGGACGCCCTCCCGGATGACCCCAGCGGCCCTTTTCGCGCACCGTCAGTTCGTGATTCGTTTCCCCGGGCTGCCCCAGACGGTCGGACCGGACGCCAACTCGATCGTGGCAGCCGTGCTCGGGACAGCGACACAGCCACCGCTTGTTGACGGACGACTCGCGCGCCGGCCCGGACAGCCGCGGGTCGCGATGGTCGCGCTCGAGGTTCCTCGTGCAACCGCAAGCCTCACAGCGCGCGCCCGGCAGAGCGGCCGCGCGTTCGGCCTGGTGCGCGACGCCATATCCGCGCTCGGTCGTCGTCCGCGCGTGGATAGCGCAGCGCCCCCGATCCACGGCGGGACGGGGGCACGGCTGCTGCGTGCAGGCGGACGGCGCGGCGATCGGCATGGTCAGCCCCGTCGAGGGACGAGGAGGCGCGGCCCTGGCGTTCGGCCCTTGGCCAGCTCGACACCGAGCTGCGTACCGATGAAGCCGACCAGGGAGACGGTCTCCATCGCAGTCAGGTCGACCGGCACCATCAGCCCGACCTGGCGCCCCGTCGGCAGGGTGACCGTGATCGTGGCGCCGCGGACCGGCTTCGGCTGCTCGACCGCGGCGATAGCCTGTTCGACGCTGGCCATCAGCCCCAGTGCCCCCGTCGCTCAAACCACCCAGCAAGCGCGAGCGCCGCCAGGGCACCCAGGCCGGCCATGCCGCCGCCGAGCATCACGATGCCGAGGACGGTGTCGGTCATCATCTCGCCGGGCTCACGAAGAACCGGGTCACGATCCCGACCACGATCGGGAGCGCCCAGCCCGACTGGGGATCGATCGCCTTGCCGACCGATGCGGCGAGATCCGGGCTGATGACCTCGTTGCCGGCGAGACTCTGTACCGTGGCCAGGACGGCCGCGGCGATGATGCCGATGACGACCGCCGGCTCGCG